ATGAGTAAAGACCTACAGAGCACATCGCTCCTTGACATCCTGCCGCCGAATCTCCTTGCAGACGAACAGATCAACGCCGCCGCGCAGGCACTCGACACGGAACTCCAAAAAATCACCGCTGCAACAAAAGAAGCGCTCCTACTGCCGCGCCTTGATGAACTGCCGGAGGAGGTTATTGATCTCCTCGCGTGGCAGTGGCATGTCGATTTTTACGAGCCAGTCGGAATGGACATAGAGACCAAACGCAGACTGATCAAGAATTCCATCGCATGGCATCGCATCAAAGGAACTCCGGCGGCGGTCGAGGAAGTCGTTTCAGCGATTTTTGACACATCGCACGTACTGGAATGGTTTGAATATGGCGGCAAGCCGTATCACTTTAAGGTCGTGACGGAGGATGTGACAACCGACAAGGACGTATTAGAGAGGACGCGCCGTGCGATCCATGCGGCAAAGAATGCGCGGTCATGGCTTGAAACTGTCGAATTCATCTTGCACCTGCAAGACACGGCAAAAGCGGATGACAAACACGCACTAGAGGCGCACAAAGACGAGATAGAGCGTTACCCGTGGCGGGGACGCTACTTTGACGGCTCATGGTGCTTCACCGACTCCCTGCGCATGGATGGGCGATTCTTCGATGGCTCGTGGCAATTCGACGGCACGCCGCCGGGCGATGAGGATGCGATCACGCAGGGCAGGATCTTCGACGGGACGTGGCAGTTCGACGGCCAGCAGGATTTCAACCTTAACTCAACGTCGCGGAAAATCTTGTTTAACTCGCTTGAGGTGGACGCGCTGCATCTTACGCAGGAGTTGTCCGTCATAGACAAGCACAGCGTAACATTCCGATTCGACGGGCGGCGATTTGACGGGGCATGGATGTTCGGCGCGAACGAGCACGCACAGGACGCGACACTTGAGATGGCGGCATCGATCACGCTCGCCGACACAGAGCGGGCGATGGACGCGGCACAGATCGCGCCGCAGATCGGGACGATGGAAGTTTATCCGTTCGTGCACCTGCGCCGTTTCGATGGACGGTGGACGTTCGGCAGAGCTGTACCGCTTGACGGTGCGTGGCGGTTCGATGGTGGGCGCGTCCTTGACGGAGCATCCAGCACACCGACGGACATCACGCCTCTTGCGGCAGTGTTTGACGGTGCATGGCAGCTTGACGGCGCGAGTCACCTTGATGCGCCGATGCTCGATGCGCGTTTTGACAGCGACGAGGATGCGGATGAGCAGACGAGTCTTTCTGCGACACTCACGAAACTTGAGGATCATGCGACTATCCAAGGCGAGGAGTGCGAATTGACCGTGACCGTCGGGCGCGTTTTCAACGGATCGTGGAATTTCGATGCGGGCAACGTGTCGCGCATGGACGGCGCATGGCGACTTGATGGCGGTCGGTTCTTCACCGTTCGCCGCGCCGCGGGGAATCACTTCGACGGCGCATTTGACATGGGCGGCATCGTCCGCTTCGAGAGGGGAGGTGAGACCTTTGAGCAATACAGATACACAGCATGAGGAGGGAACGCTTATGGAAACAGGAATCTGCGTGCAGGACAAACTCGATGCCCTGCGCGGCGCGGTGCACCTTGCCGTCTACAAAAACGGGAAGCTCCTATTCGAGGAGACCGACCACAATCTCATCGTGACAACGGGACGCGAGAAGCTCGCGCGGCTCTTGGGCGGAGACTACACGGGGCGCATCACGAAAGTCGGCGTAGGATCGGGAAGCACACCTGCAAGCGACACGGATACAGGATTGACGGATGCCGTTCTTATTCCTGTGCAGTCCACGGAATACGCAGGGACGAAGGTGCGATTCAACTTCACACTCGGCAACGCCGACGCGAACGGGCTGAACATCCGCGAACTCGGGCTTTTCTTTGCCGACGGCGTGATGTTCTCACGCCGTGTGCGTAAGAGCGTCATCGGCAAAGAGGATGACATCTCAATCACAGGCTACTGGGAAATCTATTTCTGAGGAGGTACAACATGGGAAAACTGAAGGAGACTCCCACATGGGAGAACGACATCTACCAGATCGAAGTCACAGATCCTGCGCTTGGCGGGGAGAGCGGTCCCGTCAACACAGCACCGCGTCAGCTGGCAAACCGTACACTCTACCTGAAAGAGCACATGGACAGCGCAGAGAACGAGATCAGACAGGCATGCGGCGGCAAAAACACACTCGCAGAGCGCATCGATGCACTTGAGGAAACGACCGCGCAGGGAGATTTCTCCTTCGCCGGCACGCGCGGGCAGACAATCACGAACAACCTCGGCCATACGAACTACGTTGTAAATACGTCAGCGACGTCGGACACGGACGGCGATATGGGCGACGTGTATATCTCTCGTGCGGCGAACGCATTCACCGTCTACAACACAGGCGGCTATCGCGGCGGCGGACGTTACCAGATCATGAACTAAGCAAAGGAGGAGAACAATGGAGCAGAATAAAGTCATCATTTCGGTGGATGAGACAAAGCCGAGCGTCCTGCACGTCGCGGCATTCACGGCAAACGGCATCCGCATCCCAGCACAGAGCTATGATCTGACCGAATATCAGGGCGAGACGTTCCGCCTCTACATGGAGGAAAACGGCGACCTCTCGACATGTAAACACTGCGATCACTACTGGCTGCTCGCAGAGGCGGACATCCCGCCGAAGCAGACGGAGACCATCCCGACGGGAGAAAAAGACGAAAAGGGGCAGGAGAAAACGACGACCGTCGAAGTGCCGCTTGACCTGAGTGGCGTGACATTCCGCATCTACGACCTGCCGACAAAGGAGGAAAACGATAATTAAGCATCTCAGCCTGAAATCCCTGCGCGAACAGATCAACGCACAGACACGCGAGGTTCAGTTTCTGACCGACGACGGGGCGATTACGCAGATGGTATACATCCCGAAATTCACCGTTCCGGCGGGACTGGTCGAGGGCGGCAAGTTCCCCGCACAACCGATGAATCTTGGCGGATTCTTCATCGACAAATATGCGTGCAGTCACAAAAAAGCGACGCCGTTCGCATGCGGCATTGGCGAAAATCCGACCATCAATGATGGCGACACAAACAACGTCCCCGTATCGCTTCCCGGAAAAGTCGCATGGACGCACATCAATTTCGACAGTGCGAAGAAGGCGTGTGCGAACCGTAAGATCAACGGACAGTCCTGCCATCTTGTCACGATGAAGGAGTACGCGACAATCGTATACCTCATCAAGATTCTTGGGCATGAGATTCGCGGCAACAACAATCACGGCAGAGACTACCGCGATGCGGACACATGGGAGAATCGCGGCATCCACGACGTTACCAACGAGCATCCGACGTACAATCGCACCTTGACGGGAACAGGGCCTGTATCATGGAGTCATAACGGCACGGCAAACGGCATCTACGACATCCTCGGAAACATCTGAGAGTGGACAGATTTCGTCATTGAGAACGGTGTCTACACCCACGAAAAACAGGCGTGCATCAATGACAACGACGGCATTACAGACAAAGATACGACAATCACGCTCGACACGATGGAGAGCGGTGAGACGTGGCCATCCTCCGGTATGATTAAGATCGAGGACGAGTACATCTCGTATAATGGCATCAATTATCAGGGCGACGGCAAGGCGATCCTCTCCGGGTGCGCCCGCGCACAGAAGGGGAGCGCGGCAGCGGCACACCCGAATGATGTGATGGTCTATCAGCTGACGGACTACTGCATCAAGCCGAACTCCTGCACGGCATACATCGCCAACGGCAGCGGCATCAGCGCGTCGGATACCTCCATCACCTACACGGGACTCATCAACGGCCCCAGCAACAATGGGTTCGCCACTGGCGACATCCTCCAGATCGAGAACGAGCAGGTGAAAGTCACTGCCGTAACACCGAATACGCTGACCATTGAACGCGCACAGAATGGAAGTGCGGCAGGATCCACGGCAAGGGGGGCGGCATCGCAAAGATTACGTCGCTCATGGCAAACTACAACTCCAATAACGACGCGTATCAGCAGGGGCGGCTCATGACGGTGCGCAACGAAATCGACCTTGCGCCGCTCATGCTCCCTGCGAGCGTCAGCGTCAACACGGAGTCCGAGGAGTGGTGTGACGGATTCTGGATTCGTACGCAAGGGAAACGTGCTGCCCTGCGCGGCGGTATTTGGGACGCTGGCGGTTGGGCGCAGATCGGCGCGACAGTGAACTTGAACGTTCCTCCGTCGCATTGGCACGCGGCCGTTGGCTTTCGCGCTGCTTTGTCCCTTGCGTCCCTGTAATCTGGACAATTGGAATCTGACCGCCCGCGCGATATGAACAGGACTATGCGGCGGGGAACAGAACGCAAGAGGAGCTTCGGCGCGTCTTGTCATCGTGGCATGGGCGATCGCTCCATGCGGGCGTGCTGATGTATCAGGTGCGCTTTTGAAGAAAGAGGAAGCTATGGCAAGAGGTGAAATACTGGCTGAACTTGAGGGAATAAAAACGCAGCTCGAGATTCTTGCAACCGAGCTGCCCGGGCATCGGGATCAGCTCTTTGCAATCAACGCGCGTATTGCACGTGTGGAGGAGAGTGCAAAGAGTGCGCACCACCGCATTGACGATTTTAAGCGTGACGTGTGCTGGACAATCGGCATGAGCACTACCATCGTCGGCATCTTTGCATCCATCTTAACATGGGCGCTCGGAGGGAGGTAGGCGATGCTCAAAGTCTCACAGTGGATTAAAAAGGGCAAGAAATATCTTCGAAACATGACAAAAAGTCACGCGGCTATGCGGTACATCGTATGGTATGCCGCAATGATCGTGATCTGCGTCATGATCTATGTTGGCGCATGGCTATACGATTGGAACAATACGATGAAACCCGATCTCGTGGAGCTGCGGAACTTCCTGCATGAGATCAGCGGGGCGGCGTGGATTGCGGTCATCGGCTTTTTGGCAAAGTCATTTATCGACCGTGACAACAACGGAATCCCCGACCAGTACGAAGAAGAAAAGGAGAACAAAGATGGAAAGAGTGCATCTGAAAGACATGAACCTGAACTATGACGCTGGGCGACCCAAAACCCGTGGTGCGACGGATATGATCGTGCTGCACCACACGGGTAATCCGCATGATGATGACCTCTCTGCGGAGGAGATCAACGTCTCTCATCAGGCGCAGGGGTGGACGTGCATCGGCTATCACTACGTCGTGCGCAAGGACGGCACAGTGGAGGTCGGGCGTCCGCATTGGACGGTGGGAGCACACGCCTACGGAGAGAATAGTCATACCATTGGGATTCACGTCTGCGGGAATTTTGAGATCGGTGAGCCGACGGATGCGCAGATCGAGAGTACGGCGATGCTGCTTGCCAACCTCTGCACCGACTACGGACTTCCGATTGACCGTGACCACATCGTCGGACACAGGGAGCTGATGGCGACGGCATGTCCGGGGGAGAACCTCTATGAGGTGATGGACACGATTGTCGGCAAGGCGAATTTCTACGCCAATCAGTGAGGAGGGCATAATATATGCTTGAACGGGTAAAACAGCTCGTCACAGAGCACAAAACAGCTCTGCTGGTGATCCTGTGTCTCTTGATCGTCTGTGTTGCGTACGCCATTGGGCGACACTCTGCATCAGATCAAGCAGCGGCAGAGAAACCCGCCGTCATGACGCAGGAGCAGACGCAGGACGTTAAGGAACTGCGTACGCAGCTGGACATCTCACGCGCCAATGCAGACGCCCTGCAAAAGCGGCTTGCGGACGTGCAGGCGGGACAGCGTGCGCCTACGGTGACGTACCATGTCAGCGCACCTACCGTTGAGCATGCTGCGCAGGTAGTAGAGCGGCAGATCAGGGAGGATAGCCCGACACTGCCACGGGTAGTGCGGGAGAAGTCTGATCGTACGGTCGTAACACCGATTACGAAAGACGCAGACGGGAAAGAACTACCGCAAGATAAGCAGAAAGTTGACGTATATAAGATCAACCTCCGCAAAGACCACCGTATCAAGGCGGGCGCATCCGTCATTGACGGCAAGCCGCTCATGAGCATCGGATATGAGCAGGGACGGCTTGAGGCACTGGCACATTTTGACGGGACGCGTTATAAGGGCGTGACCGTCACATACAATATCATAGAGTGGTAATTCACCGCCCCGAGGCTACGGCTCCGGGGTTTATTTTTTTTTGTCTCCCATTTTGCGCTCTCGTCTCCCATTTGTCTCCCGTTTGTGGGTTTTTGTCCCGAAATATGATATAGTATGGATAATGATGAGTTATGATTTTCTCGCGCTATACACATCCGTATGATGATAAACTCCAGTAAAATCAAGGTCTGAGAGGAATACGCATAATGATTGATAATGACAAGGTAATTGACATCCCAAGTCTCCAGTGGTACCCGGGGCACATGCGGAAGGCGGAGCGGCTGGTAAAGGAGAATTTGAAACTTGTAGATGTAGTCGTCGAACTGTTGGATGCACGGATCCCGCTGAGTTCAGCGAATCCTGTACTGCGGGAGATTGTGGGTGGAAAGCCGCGCCTGATTGTGCTTAATAAATCAGATCTTGCGGATGAGACAGCGACGCGTACGTGGGTAAAATACTTTGCCGCCCAGGGGATTGCAGCAGTTCCGGTGGATGCAGTGAAGGGACGTGGCATCAAGGAACTCGTACAGGCGATCGCAAAATGTGCGAAACCGAAAACGGACAAGTTTGTTCAGCATGGGGCGAAGGCGCGGGCAGCACGCTGCATGATTCTCGGCATTCCAAATGTGGGGAAGTCCTCGCTCATCAATCGACTGTCGGGTGGATCAAAGACGAAAGTGGAGAACCGGCCCGGTGTCACACGCGCAAAACAGTGGATCCGCCTTGGTGCACAGCTGGAACTGCTCGATATGCCGGGGATACTCTGGCCGAAGTTTGAGGATCAGCAGGCAGCACTTCACCTTGCATTTACGGGGGCAATCAACGACAATGTCTACGATGTAGCAAGCGTTGTATTGTTGCTTCTCGATACGCTTCGCATAGCATATCCATCCGCTCTCATGGAACGCTATCGGTTGGAGGGGGAGCTCCCCACCGGCGTAGAGCTGCTTGAGGAGATCGGACGAAAGCGCGGGTGCCTGCGTGCGGGTGGTAAGATTGACTATGAAAAGGCTGAGCAGATTGTATTGACAGATTTCCGCAGTGGACGGCTTGGGCGCGTTACTCTGGACACGCTTCCGTTCACAGAGTTCGCAGAGGATGCGCGGTAA